TTAACCAGAGATTTTTATTTGCAGAATCTTCGTTCGCAAGGATATTCAGCGTACCGCAAGTAACTACAGAGATGCGACGATTTTGCTCTAACTGGGCACGAGGAGGAGAAGAGGCACCGCTAGATTCATTACAAAACGTAGATCTTTATTTTAGAGAACTATGGAATCAGAACTCATAATCATAGGATTTTTCATTGGGATAGGTATTTTCCTATCAGTTATTTCACTAATATCAGACTTTTTAACTTAATGAGTACATTATTTGTCTTTGTTTTTATAACACTTCTTGTTACTGCAATGGAAGTGACATGGCCAGTAAAATATAAAGGAAAATGAATCCAACTGATCCTGTTTGGAGCATCTTTGTCATGCTTGTTATCCTGTTAGCAGGAACCTGTTACTATATCTACTATATAATGAATATGGCTAACTTGGAGATGCAAGATGGGATCAATGACACCGCCCAGCAGGAAGAGCTGCTACAACTTTCGTTGTTTGGAGATCACCAAAGTATTAGACGGAGATACGATTGATGTGGTTATCGATCTCGGATTTGATCTCTATAAAAAAGAAAGAGTTCGTATCGCTGGCGTCGATACTCCTGAAAAACGAACGCGAGACTTGGAAGAGAAAGCACTCGGAATCGATGCAACCAACTGGCTCAAAGACAAACTGGAAGGTGCTATTGCTGGTGACGATGATCTTATCATTCGTACTGAACTTGTTGGGGGTGTGGGTAAGTATGGTCGCCTTCTCGGTTGGTTATACATTGGGGACGCAACAATCTCTCTCAACGAGCAAATGATTACAGCAGGTTATGCATGGGAGTATGACGGTGGCACTAAGAAGAAAGACTTTGAGGAACTGAGAGAGATTCGTCGTCGATTAGGAACATTGGTAGAGTGATGCAATTGTACAACGAGCCGCACCTACAACGCAAAAGCGATAAATGTGCTTCTCTTTGGAAAGAATGGTATAACTACCATTATGGTTTAAAAGATTATGTAAGATCAAAAAGAATGAGGGAAAAGTGGTGTAAGTGTTGTGATGATTTTAGCATAATGCTAGACAATGAATTAAAAACCAATCCAAGATATAATAATGGACGATATTTACTTAGGGAACCCGAATCTAAAGAAGGCCCACACAAAGATTGAATTTACTCCCGATCAGATCGAGGAGTTTATTAAGTGCAAACAGGATCCTGTTTATTTTGCCAAAAATTATATCAAGATTGTATCTCTGGACGAAGGTCTTGTCAACTTTAAACCATATGACTTTCAAGAGAAGTTAATTAATAACTTCCACAATCACAGATTTAATATCTGTAAGATGCCTCGTCAGACTGGTAAGTCTACAACTTGTGTATCTTACTTACTCCATTACGCTATTTTCAATGATAATGTCAATGTTGCTATCCTGGCTAACAAAGCATCTACTGCAAGAGATCTGCTGGGAAGATTACAACTTGCATACGAGAACTTGCCTAAGTGGATGCAGCAGGGTATCATCGTATGGAACAAAGGTAGTGTAGAACTTGAAAATGGCAGCAAAATACTCGCCGCATCTACGTCTGCATCTGCTGTCCGTGGCGGCTCCTATAATATCATCTTTCTTGACGAGTTCGCGTTCATCCCGAATCACATTGCTGATCAATTCTTTGCCTCTGTTTATCCTACTATCTCGTCTGGACAAAACACCAAAGTAATTATGGTGTCTACGCCACACGGTATGAATCACTTCTACCGTTACTGGCATGACGCTGAGAGAAAGAGAAACGAATATATTCCCACAGAAGTTCACTGGTCAGAAGTTCCTGGTCGTGATGAGGCTTGGAAAGAACAAACAATCAGAAACACTTCAGAATCACAGTTCCGTGTTGAGTTTGAGTGTGAGTTCCTTGGATCTGTTGATACTCTGATTGCACCAGCCATTCTTAAGACAATGGTCTATGAGGATCCAATTCAATCAAATGCTGGATTGGATATCTTTGAAAGGCCTAGAGAAGAACATAATTATTTGATGACAGTTGACGTTGCCAGAGGTATTGGTAATGACTACTCAGCTTTCCTAGTATTTGATATCACAGAGTTCCCATACAAGGTTGTAGCAAAGTATAGGAACAATGAAATCAAACCAATGTTGTTCCCAAGTATTATCTTTGATATAGCAAAAACATATCATAGTTGTTTTATTCTATGTGAAGTAAATGATATTGGTGACCAGGTTGCAAATATTTTGCACTTTGATCTTGAGTATGACAATATGCTGATGGCTTCCATGAGAGGTCGTGCTGGTCAGGTTGTCGGTCATGGATTCTCTGGTAAGAAATCTCAGATGGGAGTCAGGATGACTTCTGCTGTGAAGAAACTTGGATGCTCTAACCTTAAGACTCTTGTAGAGGATCATAAGATTCTTACAGTTGATTATGATATTATTTCAGAACTTACTACATTTGTTCAGAGAAAGCAATCCTTTGAAGCAGAAGAAGGATGTAATGATGACTTGGCAATGTGTCTAGTTATCTTTGCCTGGTTAGTTGCACAGGACTACTTCAAAGAGATGACGGATCAAGATGTCCGTAAGAAAATCTACGAAGAGCAGAAGAATCAGATTGAACAAGACATGGCTCCCTTTGGTTTCTTGTCTGATGGCATAACAGACGAGGGGACATTCGTGGATAGTGAAGGTGACAGATGGTATACAGATGAGTATGGTGATCAGTCCTTTATGTGGGAGTATCGCTGATGGATATCGAAGATCATCTAGAACTTGATGGTCTATTTCTACAAGAGAGAACTTGTAGAGTATGTGGCAAAACAAAAAATTTATTGTCCGATTTCTACCTGACTAGAAAAGGCAGGAGAAGTTTAGCATCATCTTACTCTTACGAATGTAAGGAATGCTGTGTGAAGAGAGTCAAAGATAATAAGTCTCAAAAATATAAAATTTGGGAAAGAGAGTATCCAGATTGGTAGGTTCATGCATGGTTTCCCCACTTGAACAGCTCGAAAATCTAAATAACTACAGACTTATTCTGGTTTCTCAAGGAGCAATAAGATGCCGCTGAATTTAGCATCTCCTGGTATTGTCGTAAGGGAAGTAGACCTGACCCTCGGGAGGATCGATCCTACTTCTGACAAGACCGGAGCCTTAGTTGGTCCTTTTGCTAGAGGACCCGTAGAACTCCCCACAGTTGTTGGCAACGAAGCAGAACTTCTGGACAACTTCGGTCAATCATATGACCTCGACAAGCAATATGAAACTTGGTTGGTTGGATCTTCCTACCTTGCGTATGGTGGTTCTCTGAGTGTCACTAGAGCAGATGACTCTGATCTCAAGAACTCCTTCTACAGTAGTGTAGGTTATGGAACTGGACCTAAGATCAAGAGTGCTACTCACTATAGCGATCTTGGTTACGATGGTTCGACTATCACCAACTATGACATTGTTTCCCGTGATCCTGGATCCTGGGCTAACACACTGAGAGTTGCAATGATCGACGGTAAGAGCGATCAGCAGTTCTCTGGAATCACAACCACAGGACTTTCTGTTGGAATGGGTGTTTCTCAAAACATTCCTTCTGGAACAGTTGTTGCTGGTCTTGGTGGAACCTCAACTCTCGATGGATACCTGAAGGGTATCATTACTGAGGTTGGTGCAAGCAACTATCTGGAAGTCAAGTTGACTCAGCATGTTTCCTCCGCTGGAGTTACGACTGATGTTGACTACACTCCAAACGGAACATACAGATTCATCGCTGGTGGATCGGGTAACCCTGGACTTACTCCTATCAATTCCTCTGGTGGTGTTCCTGCCTTCATTGCTAATGCAAGCGGAAGTGTAGAGACAACTGGCGTTGCTGGAACATCTAGTTTCGTCATCACTGGAGACCTCACCGCTCTGGTTTCTGCAGGATCTTCTGTTCATGTCGGATCTGCTCTGACTCATGTTTCTATCTCTGCAGTTTCTCTGGAAAGCGGAAACACAAGAGTTACAGTTGGCAGCACGACTGGTTTAGAAGTCACCGCTGGAACTGGCGTCACCTTCTTCGGTCAACTGAGAAATGGAACACCAGCTGACTGGTTCGATAGTCAGTCGATCTCGTTGTCTAATGGCAACTCGATTCAGTGGAACCAAATCGCTCAGCGTCCTACAACTTCTGGATACGCTGATGTAAGATCTTCTAAGAACGATGAAGTTCACGTAGTCGTCATCGACGACGATGGAGAAATCACCGGAAACACTGGCACGATCCTTGAGAAGCATCTGTCTCTCTCCAAGGCATCTGACGCTGAGTTCTCCGTAGGATCTCCTTCCTACTACAGAAAGTATGTTAAGAACCAATCTGAGTACATCTACGCTGGTGGACAACCCGCTAACACAGTCGCTACTGGATTTGGTACAAACACTAGTTACGAGGCTGCAACTGATATTGCTTGGGATCAACCCGCACAAGGCATCATCTTTGCAGGTATTGGTAACACCAACATGGCTCTGACCGGTGGTGTTAACTACGGTGGTAAGACTGGTACAACAAACACTGCTGCTAACGCTGGTGGTTTGACAGCATCCGCTGCAAACATCAGAGCAGGATTTGAACTGTACGGTAACGCAGACAACTATGATGTTGACTTCGTTCTGATGGGTTCTGCGAACCTTGATGAAGCAGAAGCACAATCTGTTGCTCTGAAAGCAATCGATGTTGCTGAGAGAAGAAAGGATGCAATCGCATTTGTTTCTCCCTACAGAAAAGCAATCGTCAGTGATGCTGCTGCTGGTTCGGTTACAGTTAACTCTGATACCGATATCACGAACAATGTTGTCAGTTTCTTCGGACCTCTGACATCCTCCTCGTTCGCGGTATTCGACAGCGGTTACAAGTACATGTTTGACCGCTTCAATAACGCCTTCAGATATGTCCCACTCAACGGTGACGTTGCTGGTATCTGTGCTAGAAACGATATCAATAACTTCCCCTGGTTCTCTCCCGCAGGAACCCTGAGAGGAACTATCCTGAACGCTGTTAAGGTTCCCTACAACCCCAATCAGCAACAAAGAGACGTTCTGTACAGCAACAGAATCAACCCTGTAATCTTCCAGTCTGGATCTGGAATTGTTCTCTTCGGTGATAAGACCGCTCTGGCTAAGTCTTCGGCATTCGATCGTATCAATGTACGTCGTCTGTTCATCTATCTTGAGAATGCAATCAGCGCCGCTGCTAAGGATCAACTCTTTGAGTTCAACGATGAGATTACTAGAACTAATTTCGTCAACACGGTTGAACCTTTCCTGAGAGATGTTCAATCCAAGCGTGGTATTACCGATTTCGTCGTAGTTTGCGACGAGACAAACAACACCGCTGCTGTAATTGATAATAACGAGTTCGTGGCTGATATCTTCATCAAACCCGCTCGCTCGATTAACTTCATTGGTCTGACTTTCGTTGCTACCCGCACCGGAGTTGACTTTGCTGAAGTTATCGGAAACGTTTAATTCCTTAAATACTAAAGACTAGAGGTCACATTAAATGGCAAGACAACAACTAAATCCTCCAGCCTTAAGGAAGATCAGTGACTTTAAGAGTAAACTGACAGGCGGTGGTGCGAGGCCTAATCTGTTTGAGGTCTCGTTGGCATTCCCCGGAATCGCTCCTGCTGACAACAATGTCCTGGACAAAGCAAGATTCCTAGTCAAGGCAGCAGCGCTGCCTGCCTCTAACGTTGCACCTATCGACGTTCCCTTCAGAGGTAGAATTCTGAAGATCGCTGGTGATAGAACATTTGATACTTGGACAGTTACCGTAATCAACGATACTGACTTTGCTATCAGAGGCGCTTTTGAGAAGTGGATGAACGCTATCAACAACGTAGCAGATGCCACTGGTGAGAGCAACCCATCCAACTACAAGTCGGATGCTTATGTGTTCCAACTGAACCGTGAGGGCGAGACTCTGAGAACCTATCGTTTCTACGATGTGTTCCCAACAAACGTCTCCCAGATTGAACTTTCCTACGATTCTTCTGATACTATCGAAGAGTTTACTGTTGAACTGCAAGTTCAATATTGGGAAGCATACGGTGAAGGCGGAGATATCACCGCTCCATAGTAGCATAAATAGAAGGGTAGAAATCGGAATTAGATAATGCCTAAGCTGTTTGGCTTCTCAATTGAGGATACCGAAAAGAAATCCAAAGGTGTAGTCAGCCCTATTCCTCAGAGTAATGAGGATGGGTCTGACTATTATTTGTCTAGTGGATTTTATGGTCAGTATGTTGACATTGAAGGTGTCTATAAAACTGAAGCTGATCTGATTAGAAGATATAGAGAGATGGCGCTTCATCCAGAAGCGGATACCGCCATTGAAGATATCGTTAATGAAGCAATTGTTTCCGATGTAAATGACTCTCCAGTAACTATTGATCTCCAAAACTTGAATGCAAGTGAGGACATCAAAAAAATTCTGCGTAGAGAATTCAAGAAGATCAAAGACTTGCTTGACTTTGATTCAAAGTCACACGAGATCTTCAGAAACTGGTATGTAGATGGAAGAATCTACTATCATAAAATCATTGACCTCAAAGATCCTGAGAAGGGTCTGCAAGAAATCAGATTCATTGACGCATTGAAGATGCGTTATGTTAGACAAGAGAAAAAGGCTTCCCGTGAACAGAGAATTGTTCAACAGTCTAGCGCTCTGAATGGTAGAGTAGATCCAACAGATCAAATCACAAGAGGAATGGTTCCTGAGATTGAAGAGTATTTCATGTATACTCCCAAGTCTCAGTATCCCACACAAGTAACTGGTGGCGGAGACGCAAAGGGTATCAGAATTGCAAAAGATGCAATCACCTATTGCACCTCTGGTCTGGTAGATAGAAACAGATCGATTGTTCTTTCTTATCTTCATAAGGCAATCAAGTCTCTCAATCAACTGAGAATGATTGAAGACTCTCTGGTTATCTACAGATTGTCCCGTGCTCCCGAAAGAAGAATTTTCTACATCGATGTAGGTAACCTGCCTAAAGTCAAGGCTGAGCAATACCTGAAAGATGTGATGAACAGGTATCGTAACAAGTTGGTTTATGATGCTAACACTGGCGAGATTCGTGATGATCGTAAGTTCATGTCCATGCTGGAAGACTTCTGGCTTCCCAGAAGAGAAGGTGGACGTGGTACAGAGATCAGCACTTTGCCTGGTGGTCAAAACCTCGGGGAACTCTCGGACGTAGAATATTTCCAGAAAAAACTTTACAGATCTCTTCAGGTTCCTGAGTCTAGAATTGCTGCTGATGGTGGTTTCAACCTTGGTCGTTCTTCTGAGATTCTGCGTGATGAACTGAAGTTTGCTAAGTTCGTTGGTCGTCTTCGCAAGCGCTTCAGCAACATCTTCTTAGATCTTCTGAAGACTCAACTTATTCTCAAAAACATCATCACTCCCGAAGATTGGGATATGATGAGAGAGCACATTCAGTTTGATTATCTTTACGATAATCAGTTTGATGAACTGAAGGATGCTGAACTGATGAACAGCCGTCTCGGTGTTGTTGCTCAAGTAGAACCTTACCTTGGCAAGTATTACTCTGTTGAGTATGTTCGTCGTAATATCTTGCGTCAAACTGACCAAGAAATCATTGAAATTGATGATCAAATTGAAGATGAGATTGAGAAAGGTATCCTTCCCGATCCTGCAGAATTGGAAGGAATCGGTGCCGATGGTCAACCTACAAATCTAGGTGATGTACCTCAAGATGATGAAGTTGATGGTAGCACAACTGAAGTGCCAGCTGGCGGAGAGATTTGATCGGATAAATAAATCATAATGGTTTAATTTATTACTATGACTCCTGCTGAGATTATTGACGCAATTATTGACGATAATTCTGCGTCTGAAGTTAGCGATAAGATCAAGGATGTTCTTTTTTCAAAGTCATCTGGGAAGATCGAAGATCTGAGAGGATCTACCGCATCTAAACTTTTTGGTAATGGCGAAACTGGCGAAGAAGAGCCAGAAGTAGAACAAGAGATTGAAACCGAAGAACCTGAAACAGGAGACGAATAATGGCAAGAACACTTGTCCTAGGACCACAATCAAACTGCCCAACTACTGTTGGAACAGCATCTAGTTTCAGTCAAGCAACTGTTGTTCGCCTTTGTAATACAAATGGTTCGGCTCAGTTGGTTACCATTCTTGATGAAAATTTTCAAGGTATTGGTTCTATGACTATGCCAGCTGGATCTGTCGAATATGTAGAGAAAAAACATCAAGAGCTAATCCTAGCAGCATCTGCCGATGTAAAAGGAACCAAAGTAGGATTTACCGCATAAACAAATGAAACTCATCAGAGAAGAAATTGAGAACGTAGAGGTTATCGTCGAACAACGCGACGGTAAGAAGAACCTTTACATTGAAGGTATTTTCCTTCAAACAGAGCAACCCAACAGAAATCGTCGTATCTACTCCATGCCTACAATGGAGAGAGAAGTCAAGAGATACAACGAGGCTTTTGTTCAGAAGGGTCGTGCTCTGGGTGAGCTCGGTCATCCTGATGGGCCTACCGTAAACCTTGATCGTGTATCCCATAAGATTGTTTCTTTGCAACGAGAAGGAAACAACTTCATTGGTAAAGCAAAAATTCTTTCTACCCCCATGGGTAAGATTGCTGAGTCACTCCTCAGTGAAGGTGTGAAACTTGGTGTTTCTTCTCGTGGTGTTGGAACTCTTTCTCCAACCAAAGAAGGATATAATCAAGTCAACGATGATTTTATGCTCGCAACTGCGGCTGATATTGTTGCTGATCCATCCGCTCCTGATGCATTTGTTAATGGAATCATGGAAGGAAAAGATTGGATTTGGGATGGTGGAATTCTCCGCGAAAAAATGGCAGAGAAAACATACAAACAAATCAATACTCTCGTTGATACCAAAGGTTTGGAAGAGAGCAAGCTTGCCTTGTTCCAGAATTTCCTCGCAAACCTTTAAATTATAAATACATTTAGGTTAAATCTAACACGAACTTTTCGGAGAAGTTAACAATGTCCGCTGGAACAAATTTAAACGAAATGGAGAACGCTGTAACAAGCGGTGCGAAAGCTGGCGAATCGATGGACTCTTCAACTAAGAGCGGATATGTCCCTGGACACGCTCAGATTGAAGACCTCGGTGGCCCCACTCCTCAGAACTACAAGCCCGACGATGATTCGGCAAAACTGAAAGAGCCCTCGCTCTCTCATGTTCGTAATGTAGTTAATGCGAAGGCTAAGGCTGCTGAAGGTCCTGATACGACCAAGAAGAACAGCTATGGCGAAGAAACTCAAACCGAAGAGGGAGTCGTGGAAGAAGATACTACCGTCACTGATGAAGTAGTAACCGAAGAAGAAGTCAATGTCGATGAAGATGTTGCTGCTCTCTTCTCTGGTGAAGAACTCTCCGAAGATTTCCAAGAGAAAGCGAAGATCATCTTTGAAGCAACTGTCAAGGCAAAGGTTGGCGAAGTTCGTCAGCAACTGGAAGAAGCATATGCTGCCAGAATTGTCGAAGAAGTTGAAGAGATCAAAGAAGAGCTCGTAACTCGTGTCGATGCCTATCTTGAGTACGTTTCCGAAGAATGGATCAAGGAAAACGAACTGCAGATTGAGCATGGACTCAAAACAGAAATGACCGAATCGTTCCTGCAAGGAATGAGAGGTCTCTTTGAAGATCATTATGTAAATATCCCTGATGACAAATATGATGTTGTCGAAATGATGGTAGACAAACTTGATGACATGGAGGCAAAACTCAACGAGCAAATTGAGAAGAATATTTCTCTGAATACAAGGCTCGGTGAATCCGTCGCTGATCACATCATTAAAGATGTGTCCGAAGGACTCGCTGTAACCCAGAAAGAGAAACTCGCATCTCTTGCTGAAAGTGTTGAGTTTGAGAGTGAAGAATCCTATCGCGAGAAGCTGGTATCCCTGAGAGAATCTTATTTCTCTACCGAACAGGTTACCGAAGCAAAAGCAGAGAAAACTGAGACATTAACTGAAGGTATGGAAACCGTTCCTGCTGCACCTGCGGGTCGCATGAATGCCTATCTTCGCGCTCTCGGTAATAAGTAATTCTCGCACCCCTTTAGTAAACTCAAACAACAATCACAGGTAAACGAAGCATGTTTAATTCACAACAGCTTCAAGAGAAGTGGGCTCCCCTTCTGGATTACGATGGTTGCGATCCTATCAAAGACGCTCATCGTCGTGCAGTTACTGCCACTCTCTTGGAGAACCAAGAAAAGTTCCTTTCTGAGGAGCAAGCATTTAATCAGGGTCACAACCTGACTGAAGCCCCCACCCAATCCTTCTCGGCTGGTGGCGGCGCATACTACCGTGGTTCCGGCGGTACTGACTCCGGCAACCCCACTGGTGGTTTTGACCCCGTTCTGATCTCCCTGATCAGACGCTCTATGCCTAACCTGGTCGCTTATGACCTGGCTGGCGTTCAACCCATGAGCGGTCCTACTGGACTGATCTTCGCAATGCGTTCTCGCTACGAGAACATGACCGGAACCGAAGCTCTGTTCGACGAGCCCGATTCCGCATTCTCCGCTCAGCGCGAAGGATATGACGCCACTCAAGGCGACTACACTGGTGGTTCTGACTCCACGGGCGCCGTTGGTTTCGGTACTACTCTGCAGCGTGGTTCCAACCCCGGCGTTCTCGATCCTAACAGCGCAGCCAATACCTACAGCGTAGGTCAGGGTATGAGCACTCTGAACTCTGAGACTCTGGGTGAGTCTGGCGATGAGTTCAACAAGATGGCCTTCTCGATCGAGAAAGTCACCGTTACCGCGAAGTCCCGTGCTCTGAAAGCTGAGTATTCGTTGGAACTGGCACAAGACCTTAAGGCAATCCACGGTCTGAACGCTGAAGCGGAACTCGCCAACATTCTCTCTACTGAGATTCTGGCTGAGATCAACCGTGAAGTTATCAGAACCATCTACAAGGTTGCTGAAGCTGGTGCTCAAACCAACGTTGCTACCGCTGGTCAGTTTGACCTGGACATCGACTCTAACGGTCGCTGGAGCGTTGAGAAGTTCAAGGGTCTCCTGTTCCAAATCGAAAGAGACGCTAACGCGATTGCACAAAGAACTCGTAGAGGGAAGGGTAACATCATCCTGACTTCTGCTGATGTTGCTTCCGCTCTGACCATGGCTGGTGTACTGGATTACACCCCCGCTCTGAACGCTAACCTGCAGGTTGACGACACTGGCAACACCTTTGCTGGTACCATCAACGGTAAGTACAGAGTATACATCGATCCCTTTGCTAGCAACAACGCTGCTCTGCAGTATTATGTTGTTGGTTACAAGGGTACTAGCCCCTACGATGCTGGACTGTTCTACTGTCCTTATGTTCCCCTCCAGATGGTTCGTGCCGTTGGAGAGAACACCTTCCAGCCCAAGATCGGCTTCAAGACCCGCTACGGCATGGTTGCGAACCCCTTCGCTGAAGGAACCACCCAAGCATACGGTGCCATCAAGGCGGCTACTAACCGTTACTACAGAAGAGTTTCTGTTAAGAACCTCATGTGATCTAATTCACATATCCTTCCTGGGGACCGCTTCGGCGGTCCTTTTTTTATGTCTAAATAACAGCTCAAGCACTGTATATTATGCCAAGAGGACAAGTGACTAAGGCTGAATTGCTAGCAAGGATTTTCAAATACAAAACTTCTTTGTTTCAGGAACCATTTGGTTCTAAGAACCTTGAGTGGCATGAGGGTGCTCATGACTCCCTAAATAAGGTATTGGACATGCTAGCAGAGTATAGAGAGTAATGGCATCCGCATTTGATCAACAGATTGGTAATAGAAATTTTCTATCTCCAGTTGGTTTTAAGTTTACATTGACAAAGGCACCTAAGGTTGCTTTCTTTTGTCAACAAGCTGGACTGCCGGAACTGTCCTTAGGTCTTGCCAATCAATCAAACTATCTCAAAGACATCGCTATCCCTGGTGACAAACTGGAGTATGGTGATCTGTCTCTGACATTCTTGGTTGATGAAAACCTAGAAAACTACATGTCAATTCATAACTGGTTAGTTGGACTTGGATTCCCAGAATCAGGAGACCAGTTTGAAGATCTTGTTAATGATCCACAGCAAGTTGCCAGATCAGACAGAAACAGAGCCGAACCAGAATATGGTCAACAATTTTCTGATGGTTCTCTGATCATTCTAAGCAGTAACTTCAATCCATTGCATCAGGTTATGTTCAAAGACCTGTTCCCATATTCTCTCACGGGACTGGACTTCGATGCTGCGTCTGGAGATACTGACTACTTTACAGCAACGGCTAACTTCAAGTATACTATCTACAAGATTACTGATATGAGTGGTAATCGATTAACCACCAACTTTGTGAATTAACTTTTTTCTTTATGATGAATCTGGATGAAGTTCAGAAGATGTGGCAAAAAGATAGTGAGATCGATAAAGACGATCTAGCTAACGAGTCACTCCGAACTCCCATGCTTCACTGTAAGTATTGGGATATATACAATACAACTCGTCTCTTGCGTGAAAAAGTATTGGACGGGTACAATAAAAAGAAATTAGAACGCTGGAACTACTACACAGGTAAAGCAGATCCTGAGGTATATGAAGAGCATCCTTTCCCATTCAAGGTGAGAGAGAAAGATGCAATCATCAGATATATTGAGGCTGATGAACATTTGTCAAAAATATCTCTAAAGATCAAGTATTACGATACTCTTTTGAGTTTCTTGGAAGAGATTATCAAATCACTGAACAACAGAGGATTTGCTATTAAGAATGCTATTGATTGGATGAGATTTCAGAATGGATTGTAAGCATGAGTCATTTAGTGATCGGTAAGAAGAACGAAGTTTATCTTCGTATTCAAGCCGAACCTCACATATTTTACGAGTTATCAGATCAGTTCACCTTTGATGTTCCTGGGGCTAAGTACATGCCTCAATACAGGAACAAATGGTGGGACGGAAAGATTCGCCTGTTTAATATTCAGACAGGTGAGATCTATGTTGGTCTGTTGGATAAGGTTGTGAGGTTCTGTAAGGATCACAATTATACTTACGAATTTACATCCAACAAGTTTTACGGTACTCCTTTTGAAGTCAATGATATGATTTCAAGAGAAGGAGTCAAGGATTATATGAACGCTATCTGCTCTCACAAACCGAGAGAGTATCAAGTTGATGGTGTTTATGATGCTCTAAGACATAATAGAAGACTGCTGATATCACCTACTGCATCTGGCAAGTCTCTAATGATCTATTCGATTGTCCGATACTTTGTTGGACATGGGAAGAATATATTGATTGTCGTTCCAACCACTTCTTTGGTTGAGCAAATGTACAAAGATTTTTCTGACTACGGATGGGATGTTGGAACTAACTGTCACAAGGTATATGGCGGTAAGGAACGAGTGTCTGATGCTCGGGTTATTATAACAACATGGCAGTCAATTTACAAGCTACCAAGGAATTATTTTGAAAGGTTTGAAGTAGTCATTGGAGATGAGGCTCACCTATTCAAATCTAAGTCTTTGATTAGTATCATGTCTAAACTGTGTGATGCTAAGTATCGGTTTGGATTTACTGGAACTCTTGACGGCACACAGACTCACAAATGGATTCTTGAGGGACTCTTTGGTCCATCATACAAAACTATCAACACCAGCGAGTTGATTGAGAAAAAGAATCTTGCTGAGTTGGATATCAAAATACTTCTACTAAAACACAGACCTCAGACGTTTGATAACTATGAGGAAGAAGTGCAGTTCATTATCAATCATGATAAGCGTAATAACTTCATCAAGAATCTAGCAGTGGATCTCAAAGGTAATACACTTATCCTATTCAATAGGGTTGAGAGCCATGGCGAACCTCTATACAATTTAATAAATAACTCAGTGGAAGAAGGCCGTAAGGTATTCTTCATCCATGGAGGAGTTGATACTGAAGACAGAGAAAAAGTTAGATCAATTACAGAAACAGAAAACAACGCAATCATCGTTGCATCTTACGGAACTTTTTCTACTGGCATCAATATTAAGAATCTACATAATGTAATCTTCGCTTCACCCTCTAAGTCAAGAGTCCGAAATCTTCAATCAATCGGCCGAGTTCTTAGAAAAGGAAATAACAAAACCAGAGCAACACTGTACGACATTGCAGATGATGTATCTTTTGAGAAGAAAAGAAATTACACCTTAAATCATCTGGTTGAACGAATAAAAATTTATAACGAAGAAAAGTTTAATTATGATGTTGTAAACATTAGCCTAAGAGATAAATGAATGAAACAGAATTCTATGCAGTCATCAAACTAGTCTCTGGCGAAGAGATTTTTTCACTCATCGATGTAGACCTAGAACCTGAGGATCCTATCATCATTTTACAGAACCCTGTAAAGATGAAGGTCAAGGTAAAAGGTATTATGATGCAAACTCAAATTGAGCCTTGGATGCAAATGCCTGAGGATGATATCTTCATGATCAGACTCTCTAATGTCATCACAATGACAGAGATCAATCCGCTAGAAAATGAAGAACTTATCGATTCTTATAATGAATTCCTACAAAGAGTTTCTAATCTAAAATCAGATGATTGGACCTTTGAATCTGAGATCACCAATAAAATGGGATCACTTGGTACTGTCAAAGATGCAAGAAATAAATTAGAAGAAGACTTCAAACTTCCTTCAGCCATTAAAGAAGCTTAATCTCCTTCTGAACCTCCACAAAGGTTATTGTACAGATAAATCAGCACCTTGTCAAGCCCTCTCAATAATGCTATAATATTCACAGGATAAGAAAGACAGATGCCTAAGAAAAGATCTGAACACTACGTTAACAACAAAGAACTCCTTGAGGCTATCATTGTCTACAAAGGTAAAGTTGCTAAGGCAAAAGAACTAGGAGAACCAAGACCAATCATCCCAAATTATCTGGGTGAATGTTTCCTGAAGATTGCCACCCATTTATCGTATAAACCAAACTTCATCAACTATATGTTCAGGGACGATATGATCTCTGATGGAGTTGAGAACTGTGTACAGTACATCAATAATTTTGATCCAGAGAAGTCAAAGAATCCCTTTGCTTACTTCACTCAGATCATCCACTTTGCTTTTTTGAGACGAATCCAAAAGGAGAAAAAGCAACTAGACATTAAAAACAAGATGATTGAACGCAACGGCTATGATGAAGTCATGGTTGTTGATAACAATGTCATGTATGGTACACACTCTGATTATAATACCATCAAAGACAATATTCAGACGAAACTGAATCGGTGATGTCTAACCCTGAGCAACTCTATGACGACATGGCACGTCTAAACGCTCTCTATGAAGAACTTATGTGGGATCATGATGATACTCTTGAGTTCATTATCGAGAACAATCGTGTCGTAATTTATAATAAAACCCAGGAAACTAATGAGTGATTATGAATGGTTCCACACCCCCTACGGTGACTTTCGACTTGAATTAAAACCACACAAAACTTGGACTAGTTACGATAGAGAAGGAAATGCACTTGTCACTGGACTAGACAAAGTTATCTGTTATAATGGAACTACCTTCTATCTTGAGGGTAGAGCAACTAACTGGGCTAACTCAACTGGTTCCAGTAAATTTGAAGGTGTCGTAGGAGGCAAACTGTGAAGGTTGCAATCATCACAGATCAGCATTTCGGTGCCAAAAAAGGCAATCAACATTTGCATGAACACTTTCTGAAGTTCTATAATAATGTCTTTTTTCCAACCATTGAGGAACACGGTGTCGAAGCTATCATTGATATGGGTGACACTTTCGATGTTCGTAAGGGTATTGATTTTTGGAGTCTCGATTGGGTCAAGAGGAATTACTACGACCGTATCCGCGATCTTCAACTCCCTGTCTATACTGTGGTGGGAAATCATACTGCCTTTTACAAAGACACTAACGCAATTAACACTATTCAGTTATTGCTACGAGAGTATGATAACGTATACTGTTATGCTGACCCTGTTGAGATCCGACTAGGATCTATGAATGCTCTGTTGGTCCCTTGGATCAACAATGAGAACAGAGAAGATACTCTTGCTCTCATGGATAGAACAAAAGCACCAGTGGTTTTTGGTCACCTAGAGTTGTCTGGATTCTGGCCTAACAGAAGTTTCATGATGGAACATGGTGATGATCCTGAGATGTTCTCGAAGTTCAAGAAAGTGTTCTCTGGACACTATCATCACAGAGGACAATCTGGCAACATCTACTATCTTGGCAATCCTTATGAGATCTACTGGAATGATGTAGATGATCCTAGAGGATTCCACATCATTGATACTGAGACACTAGAGGTAACTCAAATCGATAATCCATATACTCTGTATGAGATTATCAACTACAATGATGAGTCTCCTCAGATGTTTAACGCTACCAAGTACAAGGACAAGATTGTCAAATTGGTAGTGAAAAAGAAAAGTTCTGATGCTAAGTTAGAACAATTCATTGATAAACTTTACATGGCTGGTATCAATGATTTAAAAGTTGTTGAGAATTATGTAGTCCAAGAGTCGGAAGACTTTGAAGTTGAAGAAACAGAAAACACCATCTCTATCTTGAATAGATATGTGGATGACTGTGAACCGGAATTTGATATGGATAAAACCAAACTCAAAAAAATTCTTACAGACGTTTACTCCGCATCTTGTGAAGTGGAGTAATGTATATGTACATCCTAGTTCATGGTGGGGAACAGACTGAAGGAGCATATGCTGTTCTAGATAAGAATGGCAATAAGGTTTTATTTTTCTTTGAAGAGGAGGACGATGCCGAAAGATATGCTATGATGTTATATGCGGATGAGGAAATACCTCTCCGTTTGATTGAAGTTAACTTTCCCACAGCTGTGAAAACCTGTGTTGAGAACGGATACAAATACTCCGTAATTACCGCTGGTGACATTGTTATACCTCCCAAGACAGAATGATTATCTTTGAAAAAATCAGGTGGCGCAACTTTCTCTCCACAGGAAACTACTGGACAGAGATTCCTCTGAATGAAAATCCTCATACAATTATCATTGGTAAGAATGGATCTGGTAAATCCACACTACTAGATGCACTGACGTTTGTTCTGTTCAACAAACCATTTCGTGCTATCAACAAACCTCAGTTGGCTAACAGCACTAACGAGAAAGATTGTCTGGTAGAGATCAACTTTACCGTAGGTAAAAATCAGTATCTTGTCCGTCGTGGTATCAAACCAAATGTCTTTGATGTTCTAGTGAACGGAAAACCTCTGCATCGAGAAGCAGATGATAGAACTAATCAAAGACTCTTAGAGCAAAATATTTTAAAACTAAACTATAAATCCTTTACTCAGATTGTAATTTTGGGTAGTAGTGGATTTGTTCCATTCATGCAGTTGCCAGCTTCTCATAGGAGAGAGGTAATTGAAGATCTGTTGGATATCAAGATCTTCTCTGCAATGAATGCTGTTATCAAGGATAGAATTCGTCAGGGTAGAGAGAAAGTTCAACATCTAGAGAACAAGAAGAACAATCTTGTGGATAAGGTTGAGATGCAAACCAAACTTATTGATGAGATTGCAAAGAATAGTGATAAGATTGTAAAAGAAAAGAAGAAGAAGATTAAAGAGGCTGACAAAGAGAAGGTTAGTCTCTTAGAGTCTGTGCAAGACAAACAAAAGAAACTAGAGACACTAACTGTAGAGGTTGAGAAGTTCTCCAACGCACGGAAAAACGCAAAACAACTCAATGGTTTGAAGGTAAAGATTCAAACCAAGAAAGAAAATGCTGATAAGCAACACAAGTTTTTTAGTGAAAGTTCGGTTTGCCCAACCTGTGATCAGAGTATTGAGGACAAGAATCGGTTAAATAAAATAGCGGAACTCGATACTTCAATTACCCAACTGGTAGACGGACTCAATGAACTTGAGGAAAAAATACAAGAAGAGGAAGTTAGAGAGAGTCGCTTTGTCGAGCTGTCTAAGGAGGTTACTTCCCTAACATATGAAATTTCTAACACAAACAATTTGGTATCGCAATTGGATCGATCCAGACAAACGCTGGAATCGGAAATTCAAAGAGTTACCAAACAGTTCAAAAACAGAAATTCTGAGTATGACAAGTTAGAATCATACAAAGCAGAGTTAGATTTAAGTTATAAGAGTTTGTCTGAGGAAAGAAGCAACCTGCAATACAGTGATTTTGCATACTCTCTTTTAAAGGATGGTGGTGTAAAACGACAGATTGTCAAGAAGTATCTTCCCCTAATAAACCAAAAGGTGAATAAGTATCTCTCCATGATGGAGTTCTTTATCAACTTCAAACTTGATGATGAATTCAATGAGACCGTACAGTCACCTATTCATGAAAAATTTTCATATGCCTCTTTCTCTGAAGGAGAGAAGATGAGAATTGATTTGGCTCTGCTTTTTACTTGGCGTGAAGTTGCTAAGGTTAGAAATAGTGTCAATACAAATCTCCTGATTATGGATGAAGTATTTGATAGTTCTCTTGATGGAAACGGAACCACAGAGTTTCTCAAGATCGTCAGATACATTATCAAGAACGCAAATGTCTTTGTGATCTCTCACAACAATGAACTCCATGATAAGTTTTCTGGGATCCTAGAATTTGAAAAGCAAGGATCTTTCTCAAGATTAGTTAAGCAAGATCAAGTTTGATTACAAAAGTTGCAAATGTTAGTGAATTAACACAAAGTTGACTATATAGTACAGAATACTGGAGGATGAGATGAACCCTAATTCCCTATAGCATGTTTTGTCGAATTAGAGGAATTAAATGTCACATAACTTATTTTCATTCAATCAATTAGCTTCCTGGAGGTTAGACGATAGTCCAGACTCAGCAACCGACAACGATCAGTTAAACGAATATTTCCAATGCCTCACTGAATGTGAGGAAAACTCTCAAGAGTGCAAGAGGATCTGTAGAACGGTGCTAAGTTAAGACAGTTTGCAAACTGGTTCAAGGCCCACCCGCAAGGGTGGGTTTCGTCGTATAATGGGTTCATACAAGACAGAGACGCATGGTCAACCACGCTGTAAAGGGGAATCTCGCCAAACTCCTGGCAACTGAGGACCTGATCGTTGAGCACAAGAAATGTGATACCGCTTCCTTTGATGTCAATCGCCGTGTCCTGACTCTGCCACTGTGGCAGAAGGCAGATGAGTTCACCTATGATATGCTGGTGGCTCATGAGGTTGGACACGCTCTGTTCACTCCAAACGAAGATCCTAAGATCAAGGTTCCTCATCAGTACATCAATGTAACTGAGGATGCTCGTATTGAGAAGTTGATGAAGCGCCGCTATGCTGGTCTCCCTAAGACCTTCTATCGTGGATACCAGACACTACAGGAGATTGACTTCTTTGGTATCGGAGACAGTGATCCTAATGAGATGGGTTTTGCCGACCGTGTGAATCTCTACTTCAAGATTGGCGCATATCTCAGTATCTCTTTCACTGAGGGAGAGCAAGAGATTGTTGATGCCGTCGATAAGGCAGAGACCTTTGATGAGGCAGTAGAGGCTGCATATGCCATGTGGCAGTATGCTAAGGATAATCAAGAAAAGAAAAAGAAGAAAGAAAAAGAACCTACCAATCAACAACAGAGTGAAGGTAATTCCTCTCAGCAAACGACTGAGAGTTTTGACCAGGGTGATGGTGAGTCTCCTAGCGATGAGCAAAGTGAGGAGGAGAGCACCGAACAAACAAACGAACGACCTAATGATGAAGGAGGTGGCACAGATGCTGGTGATTCCTTGGATGTACGCACTGCTGATAATCTCGAAGATGCTATCAAGAAACTATCTGAAAATAGTCTTTCAGGTGATCCATCGTATATTGAAATCCCTAAGTGCGATCTTAAATCACTTGTCGTCAAAGCTAGTGAATTTCATGATTACATTGAAGACTTCTGGCGCAAAGAAGGAGAGATCAGAGGATACACAGAAGAAGAACAGTTCTATGAAACTGATAAAGACTTTCAGCGTTATAAGCGTGACGCGCAGAGAGAAGTAAACTATCTGGTCAAAGAGTTTGAGTGCAAGAAAGCAGCAAGTGCTTATGCTCGCACTGGTACATCCAAGAGTGGTGTTCTTGATACCACCAAACTCCATACTTACAAGTATCAGGATGATCTGTTCAAGCGTGTAACCATCACACCTGATGGCAAGAATCATGGTCTTATCTTTGTGTTGGACTGGTCTGGTTCAATGCATGATCAGATGATGTCCACTCTAAAGCAACTCTTCAACCTGGTTTGGTTCTGCAAGAAAGTTAGTATTCCCTTTGAAGTTTATGCTTTCACCAATGAGTGGCAGGCACGTCACTTCGATCGCGTATCAGAAACTTGGAATCCTCTGCCTACAAAGCATTTCCCAGAACAAGAAGGATATCTGAATATCTCGGAAAACTTCTCCATGATGAATATTTTGTCTTCTACAACCAAGACAAAAGAATTCGATAATCATATCAAGAATATGTTCCGTATTGGTAAGGCAATCGCTGTCTACAATACCTATTACAATACTCCTTTCACTCTCCCACCACGCGCTTCTCTTTCAGGAACTCCTTTGAATGAGGCCATCGCAAGTCTGCATAGTATCATTCCTGACTTCATGAGTCGCAATAAGATTGAGAAGATGCATACTGTCATTCTGACTGATGGTGAAGCATGTAACTCCACCCGCCTGGTCAAGGTCAAGCGCCGCTATGGTGATCAAGAGGAATACATGGGCACCCGTTCTATCCACAACAACACCATCCTGCGCTGTCGTAAGAGTGGAACCACCTATCCTATCCCAATGGAGTTCTACAACGTCACTGGAGTCTTCCTGAAGAACCTCTCAGACTGCTTCCTTGGCATGAATCTGATTGGATTCCGTATCCTTCCTAATCGTGAGTTCCGCACTTGGGTTCGCCGTATGCAGAAACCTGATAGTGCGGAAGCCATGAAGGTATGGACCAAGAACAAGTCAATCTCTTTCTCTGATGTCTGTGGATATGCTGAGATGATTGGTATTAGTTCTAATGCTTTGGAAGTATCGAAAGAGTTTGATCCTGTGGAGAATGCAACCAAGGCTCAGATCCTTGCATCGTTTAAGAAATCCTATGGTGGGAAAAAGACAAACAAGAAAATCCTCTCCAAATTCGTATCAGTCATTGCCTGACCAGTTCCCAAACTGTCCTCTGCGCCCACCTAGGGCGCTTTTTTCGTAGTATAATGACTACATAGTCAAAGAGGTTTCAATGTCCCCGCGAGTGTCTGCTTCTTCCATCGTTGAATCGCTCCGTGACCTGCATGGAGACAAAATCACTGCCGCAGATGTAAAAGCATATTGTGCTCAGAATGATATCAGCTATCCTACCGTTACCAAACACCTTGAGCAGTACAAAGTCAAGCGTGGTAAGTGGGATCTGACTATCACTGAGCGTCTTGAGCAAACCTACGAAGCACCTGCTGCTGTTCCTGCCGTAGAGAAAGTTTGCATGATCCCTGACAAAGATCCCAACTTTGTTTCCTTCGGCAACTTTGCTGATGTTAAGAAGATCATCCAGTCTGGTATTTTCTATCCGACTTTCATTTCTGGTCTGTCAGGAAACGGTAAAACATTTGGCGTTGAGCAAGCATGTGCAGCTCTAAATAAGGAGTTGATCCGCGTTAACATCACTATTGAAACGGACGAGGATGATCTTATTGGTGGGTTCCGTCTTGTTGATGGTAATACTGTTTGGCATAATGGCCCAGTCATCGAGGCTCTGGAACGCGGAGCTGTGCTGCTTCTAGATGAGATTGACCTGGCATCTAACAAGATCCTGTGTCTGCAATCCATCCTGGAGGGTAAGGGTGTCTTCCTGAAGAAGATTGGACGCTATGTCAAACCTGCTCCTGGGTTCCAGATCTTTGCCACTGCAAACACCAAAGGCAAAGGTTCTGATGACGGCCGCTTCATTGGTACCAATGTGCTCAATGAGGCATTCTTGGAGCGCTTTGCTATCACTCTTGAGCAAGAGTATCCTAACCCTGCCACTGAGATCAAGATCCTCAACCGTATCTGTGATGATGAGGCATTCTGCAAGAACCTTGCTGATTGGGCTCAGTTAATTCGCAAAACTTTCTTTGATGGTGGAGTGGATGAGGTTATCTCAACCCGCCGCCTGGTTCATATTGTCCGTGCATATTCTATCTTTGGCGACAAACTCAAAGCAATTCGCACTTGCCTGAATCGCTTTGATGATGACACCAAACTTGCCTTTGTTGATCTGTATGATAAGGTTGACAACGAGGTTGACTTGTTGGGTGAGGAGTGATAGAATGAATTCATGGTCTATGTTATATGATGCACTCATGGAAGATGCTGAATGGGTCGAAAAGATGGGTGGGTATGAATATACTCCACTTTCCTCTGACGATACTTCGCAGTTCAACCTGGTCGGTATTGATGAACTAATGAACAACCCCTCAAAAAACGATTATTACAAATTTAACGAAGACAAAGTAATGGAGGAGGTGATGGATTATATTTCCCACACTTACCGTTCCCATTATAATTCTGGAAGTGGCATTCAGACTCTTGATCTGATAGAGTCTGTTGGTGATGCGGCTGCTTTCTGTAGGTCCAATATCCTCAAGTACGCATCACGCTACGATAAAAAAGGCGCCGCTAAGATGGATATCAAGAAGATTATCCACTACGCCATTCTCCTGTACCACTTCACCCAAAAGGAAACTAAATCTGATGCAACCGGTTATGAAACTTTCTGAGACCACATTCAAAATTCTGGAAAACTTCTCCGGCATTAATCAGTCTATCGCTGTCAAGAGTGGTAACAAACTGCGCACCATCTCTGTGATGAAGAACATCCTTGCAGAGGCTGACGTAGATGAAGATTTCTCCAATGACTTTGCCATCT